TGTAGGTGGTGCAGTTACTGGTAAAGGTGCTGACTTGCTTATCATTGATGACCCGCACTCAGAACAAGAAGGTGCGAGTTCAGATATAAATGTTTTTAATCGTACCTATGAATGGTATACATCTGGTCCTCGACAGCGTTTACAGCCTAATGGTGCTATTGTTGTGGTGATGACTAGATGGCATAACAAAGACCTAACAGGTCAAGTTGTAGATGCTAGCATAAAACGTGGCGGAGCCGATCAATGGGAAGTTATAGAACTCCCTGCGATTTTACCCTCTGGTAAACCTTTATGGGATGCCTTTTGGAAATTAGAAGAGTTAGAAGCTTTAAAGGCTGAATTGCCTAGTTCTAAGTGGATGGCTCAGTATCAACAAGACCCTACATCTGAAGAGGGTGCTTTAGTTAAAAGAGAATGGTGGAGAACATGGGAAGGTAGAAATCCACCTGACTGTGAGTTTATTATTCAATCATGGGACACAGCTTTTCTTAAAAATCAAAGAGCTGACTACTCCGCATGTACCACATGGGGTGTTTTCTATAAACTTAATACTCTTAGATGCTTATAAAGAGCGTTTAGAGTTCCCAGATTTAAAGAAAATAGCTATGGATAGGTATAATGATTATAAGCCTGATGCTTTCATTGTAGAGGCTAAGGCTGCTGGATTACCATTGATCTTTGAATTAAGAGCAATAGGTATACCAGTACAAGAATATACACCTAGTCGTGGTAATGATAAAATATCTAGAGTTAATGCTGTATCTGATCTTTTTGCTTCAGGAGTTGTTTGGGCACCAGAAACTAGATGGGCAGAAGAAGTTATAGAAGAGTTTGCTGGATTTCCTAATATGGAACATGACGATTTAGTTGATAGCAGTACGCAAGCTTTATTAAGATTTAGACAAGGTGGTTTTGTGCCTTTAGATTCAGATGAAGAAGATGAACCATTAGAACACAATCGAACAGCAGATTATTACTAGGAGAGTATATTGGCTATAGACAAACAGTTTGAACCAGCTACACCAATAGATGGTTTAATAGAAATGGAACCTCAAGAAGGTTTAGACATTGATATAGAAGAAGTCCCAGATTCAGTTACAACAGAAACTGAAGATGGAGGCATGATTATAGACTTTGATCCTAGTGCTCCCAATATGGGAAGACCAGACTTTAATTCTAACCTAGTAGAATTTATAGATGATGATGAACTTGAAAGCATTGGTAATGAATTAATAGGTGCTTTTAATTCTGATAAAGAATCAAGATCAGATTGGGAAGAAAGTTATACAAAAGGTTTAGATCAACTTGGTTTAAAGATAGAAGAAAGAACTACACCATGGGCAGGAGCTTGTGGAGTCTTTCATCCAATGTTAAGTGAAGCTGTAGTTAAGTTTCAATCACAGGCTATATCAGAGATATTTCCTGCTTCTGGTCCAGTTAGAACTAAAATTGTAGGCACAATTACTTCAGAAAAAGAAAAACAAAGTCAAAGAGTGCAAGATTATTTAAACTACTTGCTTACTTATGAAATGAAAGAATACAGAAGTGAGACTGAAAAAATGTTATTTTCTCTTCCTCTTGCTGGTTCTGCTTTTAGAAAAGTTTACTTTGATCCTACATTAAACAGACCAAGCGGTATATTTGTACCAGCAGAAGATGTTGTAGTTAATTATGGTGCAAGTGATTTAGAAACTTGTGAAAGAGCTACGCATGTAATGAAAAAGTCAGCTAATGACATAAGAAAAATGCAAGTTAGTGGTTTTTATAAAGATGTAGAGCTACCTGATAGTACACCTAATCCTTCAGATATTACTAAAAAATATAATGAAATGACTGGTGAATCAGAAAGTTATACTTATGACACTAGACATACTCTACTTGAAATGCAGGTAGATTTAGATTTAAAAGGTTTTGAAGACGTAGGACAAAATGGCGAACCTACTGGTATAGCATTACCATATGTAGTAACAATAGATTTTCCTTCAGGCATTATTCTTAGCATTAGAAGAAACTATTACGAAGATGATGTTGCAAAATTAAGAAGGATGCACTTTGTTCATTATCAATATTTACCAGGATTAGGCTTTTATGGCTTTGGTTTAATACATATGATTGGTGGATTAGCTAAATCAGCAACATCAATACTAAGACAATTAGTAGATGCAGGTACTTTAAGTAACTTGCCAGGTGGTTTAAAGGCTAGAGGTCTGCGTATAAAAGGTGATGATAGTCCGATTATGCCAGGTGAATTTAGAGATGTAGATGTTCCAGGTGGTGCTATTAGAGATAATATAGCCTTTTTACCATATAAAGAACCTTCAGCAACTTTGTTCTCATTACTAGGTAACATAGTAGAAGAAGGCAAAAAGTTTGCTAGCATAGCCGAAATGAAAACATCTGACATGAATAGTCAGGCACCTGTTGGAACAACATTAGCATTATTAGAAAGAAACATGAAAGTAATGAGTGCTGTTCAAGCAAGACTTCATGCTTCTATGAAAAGAGAGTTTGAGATACTTGTAAATATAATTACAGATTTTACAGAACCTCAATATCCTTATGAAACTGAAGCAGGTGAACAAATTAAATTACAGGATTTTGATGCAAGAGTAGATGTATTACCAGTATCTGATCCTAATGCAGCTACAATGGCTCAAAGAATTATGCAGTATCAAGCTGCAATGCAATTAGCACAACAAGCACCAAATTTATATAATCAAGGTGAGCTACATAGACAAATGCTTGAAGTACTAGGTATTAAAGATGTTGATAACATTGTGCCTCCACAAGAGGATGTAGCACCAGTTGATCCAGTTACAGCAGTACAAAATATACTTAATGGTAAACCAGTACAAGCATATGAGTTCCAAGACCATGAAGCTCACATACAAGTTCTATCTTCTGCTCAACAAGACCCTAATGTTATGGCTAAGTTACAACAAAGTCCTAATGCTCAAAGTATTCAAAGTGCTGGTTCAGATTATATTATGCAACATCTTGCATTACAGTTTAGAGAACAAGTTGAAAGAGAAATGGGTATAGAGTTGCCACCATTAGGTGAACCTTTACCAGCAGATGTAGAAAAACGTATATCTGAATTAGTTGCTGAAGCAGCACAAAGAGTTGCTAGCACAAATGCAGCAAAAGCTGAACAAGCAAGAATACAAGAACAAGCTCAAGACCCATTAATACTAGCGAAACAAAAAGAGTTAGAAATTAAAGAAACTCAAGTTAAAAATAAGCAACAAATAGATGAATCAAAAATAATGATTGATGCTGCTAGACTTAAAACTAATAAAGAGTTAGAAGAAGCTAGAATTAAAGCACAACAAGAAGCAACTGGTCTTAATGTTGGACAGCGTATTGCTAGCGATTTGCTAGATAGAGAAGAAAACAAAAATAAAAAATCTACAGATGATTTCAAACTAGGTCTTGACATTGCTAAAGATATAGTAAAAGATATCAATCTGAATGATAAATGATATTAAAGAGCAATCACTTTCTACTTTCTTAGTTAAAAAAATAAGAGAGTTGATGAATGAATGTTCAGATCATATATCTACAGGAGGTTGTAAAGACTTTTCTGATTATAAAAGAATAACAGGAGTTATCGAGGGTTTAGCCCTTGCAGAGCGTGAAGTTCTTGACTGGAAAGAACAACACATAAAACAATAGGAACTCGACACCTTAAAGTCGTGCAAAATATGAGTGAAAAAAAAGAAATAAAAATCCCAAAACCAAATAGTGTTGAAAAACCAGAGGTTAGTGCTGAAGTAAAAAGTCAACTTCCAGTTCCTAAGGGTTGGAAAATACTTATAGCTATGCCTGTAGCATCAGAAACCTTTTCTGATAGTGGTATTATTAAATCTAATCAAATTAAAACAGATGAAGAAACTTCAAATATTTGTGGTTATGTTTTAAAACTAGGTTCAGAAGCTTACTGTGATAAAAAAAGGTTCCTAACAGGACCTTGGTGTAAAGAAGGTGACTGGGTAATATTTCGTGCTTATTCTGGCACTCGCATGAAAATGTAT